TAAATTAATTGTAATGCTCGATTTACCTCTCTTCAAAAAGAAAAGAGGTCCAATCAAGTAAATTACAATTGGTGTCCTCCATTGGTCTATTTCTATACCAATGGACTCGTTTTCGCACGTAAACGTGATCGAAAACAGGTGCCTTCGACGTTTGACTAGACCGTTCATGTATAGAGCCTACTTCCCAAGGCGAATTAAAAAGAACTTGAGAGTTCTTTCTAAGGAACCAAAGGTAGTATCCTCTACTATCGACAAAAGTTCGGAACCTACACTTTGCAGTGTAAGCACGAAAATAGTCGATTCCATGACGTGAAGTCAAAATTCTTAGTGACCGAGCTTTATCTGGATCAATTAATATACCAGATAAAGTACTTTCCTGAAAAGGTACTAGAGGCAATTTATTATCAAGAGTAAGCTTTTTAAGAAATTGCATCAATGTACTCCTCGGGAAAGTAGTATACACCAAAGAATTAATTAGATGGCATAAAATCGCTTTGCGCGAATCTATGTTTCTAATATAAATTGGTGTAACATCAGTCCCATTAAAACTGTCCAGACCACAAGATTCCCTAAATGGGCCATCAGTAAAGGTCTTTTCAGAGTTAATGGAAAAACCAAGAAAGTGTGTTAATTCAAGTAATTCTTCATAATTCTCACGTTCTATGATAACATCGTCACCATAGACAGAAAATTGTTTGGAATTACATGCGTAGCACACCGCCGCAAAGATCAAAGTCTCAATACAGAAAGTTGCTCCATTTCCCATTGAAGAGAATTTAGAGTAACATCCTGAACCAGCTTTCCCCCGATAAAAGGGTGAACGTACATCCCACAAGTAGTTAAACCAGTCAAATGGAAACAATAATTTGACTGTGTTAAAACTGATTGTGTCAGATGCACAGCGAAAATCTACTGTGACTAAGTCATTGTAGATTGACGCATGTCTGGCGAGATTTTGATTTCGAGATTGGTCTGACAGATCAATTCCAAAAAAACGAAGACGTTTTTTGGCATACTTATCGAATGCGAGCTGAAGGAATAAATTTCCTTCAGGTTCACATGCGATAGTACGGTCTGTCTTCCAATTCTTAGGCACGAACTCAACTCTATTAGTTTTGCAGTCTCTTAATCTAAGGTTATCAAAACCGAAAATACGGTAGATAGACCAAAGATATTTAAAACAGCTATGCGAAGCATAGAGTTTTAACCTCATTTTCAACTGAGGAAGACTAGCTTGCCTATTAGAGTTTGCCGTTGCTCCGGGAGTCACCCTCACTAAATTCGGTAAGGAATCTAGAAAGTGAGTGAAATCACCAAGGACATTACATATGTAACGTCTCATTTTATTAACCTTAATCCTAAGATCATTATTCATCAAATAAGGATCTAAAAGGTAAGGTTGTAAACGCCTGTTAGTTGCAGAACAAATTTTCTCATTCTCCACAAAGGAGATAAGAGCTTGTTCTCCGCATTTAGCAGACGACGAGAAAGCTGAATTCTTCTTAAAGAAGGCTTCAACTTGCCTAAGTGATCTCCACTCAATAATAGAATGCTTTGCACTATTAAAGTGAGAGGAGCATGATGTAAGTCCGGCAAGATTGCGTGAACGGTTATAACCGTTCAGTAACGCAATCAGAGCGGGATCTACACCAAATTGAACAAGATCTTGAATATACCGTCGAGATACCTCATACGTTATATCAATGGGTTCCATGGAATCCCTCCTTGTTTATGGAGTGCGCCTCAGCAAAAGATAAAGGAATCTAGCTAAAATAGCTAGAAAGTCTAAAATATATTTACATAATTTTAGAGTATTTTCCTTCATCGTTATGTGAGCCACTCCTGGGTTGTAATGCTGTTCGCAAAC